TTTAAAGGAATACAAAGCATTTATATATGATTTTTATTTTACTTGCAGGGTTGATCCGTTTCTACAGGATGCAATGGGTGATGTTTTTAATGGCGGGGAAGAAGACCATAATTATCTAATTGATTTGGCCTTACATATTCAGTCTGAAACAGGTATTACAGCTTCTGCAGTATTTAATAATACAGAGGTTCGCCCTTCCCAACAAAATCTAGATATATTTATAGAATCTTTTAGGCCAGTATATGAAGCTGGAATTAGATCCGCAACAATCCCACACACACATTGGATGGCTACTGGACAAATTAAAAAAGCTTTTCCAAAGCTATTTGTAAAGAACACTATCCTTAGAAATGTTTCAGAGCCAAGAGATATTGAAAAGTTAGCAAAGGCTGGCTTTGATTACATTAATCTTGATCGTGATTTGATGAGAGATCACGAAAAGTTAAAAAGGTTTAAAAAAGCTAAACAGCAGTATGGTGTAAAGATTTCCTTATTGGCAAATGAGGGATGCTATGGCGGATGCATAATGATGGATGAGCACTACGCATTTAATAATACTCGTACCGATGGACCTCAGTATTTTAATGATCCAATAAGCAGAGTCTCTTGCCCAAAATGGGACCATGAAGATTTTGCAGTATCTCTAAAGACGGCAAGCTTTCCTCCATGGCGTGAGGACTGGCAGGAATTTATTGATGACCTAGGCATTGATGTTATTAAGATGCATGGAAGAGAATCCCATGTTAGACTAAAAGAAACTATGGATATCATCAAGAGATATGCCAATAATGAAGAGATCTTGTTTGACAACTTTAATGACTTTATTGAAGAGACCAACATGGTTGATAAGCCAATATCCGTATGGCGAAATAAAATTAAAAACTGTAAATTCGACTGCTGGGATTGCGGATATTGTGACAAAATAATGGCAGTAAAATATGGAAATCATATTAGCCCAAAAGTTGCTATTGTTGCAAAAGAGCTTGTAGACTCCGTAAACAATCCAGTAAGTATCGACATACCTGGATTGACAGCAACAAGAGTTCAGTCTTTAATTAATGCAATTGCTAAGTCATCCTCTAAGTACCTTGAAATTGGGTCTTACCAGGGCGCTACAGCCGCTGCCGCATTAAGTGGCAACAAGTTGGACGCATATTTTGTTGACCTATGGCAGAATGCCCCACAGGCGGTTAGAAGAGGGTGGGAAACCCCAGTAACAAACACCCTGGAAGAGTTTAAGAAGAATATTAATCCTTACAAGGGTGAAAATAGAGTTTTTATATCTAACTCAGATATGTTTCAGGTCAACGTAAAAAATATTTCAGACATTGATCTATTCTTTTATGACGGACCACATGATTTTGAATCAACAAAGAATGCAGTTAAGTACTATTCATCCGCATTTGCTAATCAGGCTATTTTGATATTTGATGATGCAAACTGGACAGATGTAGTTCAAGGAGCACACAAAGGTATACTAGAATCAGGATTAAATATATTGTATAGCAAGAAAATGTTAAATAGCCTAGAGTCCGACACGGACTGGTGGAATGGAATTTACATAGCTGTAGTAGAAAAGAATAAAGATGCCTGAGATTCAAGCATGCTCAGAAGTTGATGGACTACCATCAATTAGTCCAGCTAAAAACTATATGCCTGCCTGGTATCCAAAGACTAGCTTATTTGTGCAAAATGATAAGATGGAGACAAGCCCTGCTGTTAAATCGTGTTTTCCATTTAGAGATTCATTTAGTACAGGATACATGGCCGAACTCTGGGAAGATATCATTGTAGAGCAAGGTGTTGGAGGGTCAAGAGTAAAATTTTTACAAGACCCAGAAGATCCTAATTTTTATCCAGCGGTTACAGTTAGAGGGCCAGAGTTTACAAATCCAATGCCAGCACCAAATGGATATGAGAATAAACACTATGCATGGAATAACCCATATCTTATTAAGGCTCCAAAAGGATATAGCATACTTATAACCCAGCCTTTAAATCAATACGATACTCCTTTTATGACCTTAAGCGCTATTGTAGATTGTGACGAAGACCTGCTAGGATCTGGAAGAATTCCATTTTATATTAAAGATGGATTTAAGGGCCTCGTTAAAAAGGGTACACCAATATTTCAAATCATTCCTATCAAAAGGGAAGAGTGGAGTATTGAGGAAAATACTGGACTAAGACAGGATAACATAGTAAGATTAAATAACGTAGAGTCAGTAAAGTCTGGTTGGTATAAAAAGAACCTATGGAAGAAAAAAGAATATAGGTAAATTAGATTTTGTGTAGCATACGGATTCGAGCATATAAAAGACCGTATTGATACACAAGGGCACAAGTGCCTTGCATGTCATTTTTTCAATAACACGAATTGAGTAAAATGAAGATGTCAGCGCCCGTGTTTTCACAAGGTTCTAAGCTGATCCTTGTAAATAATGAAAGGTTATAAAAAAATGGAGATTACATCATCTTTATTTTTAGATAATCAGCAGTTCCTAATACTGCTGGCATCTATAATGGGCTTATCCTTTGCTGCAAAAAAGACTCAGGTGTTCCTGCCAGTCTACAGCTGGATTGCCAGAACTATTAATTCTAAAAGAGCAGTAGTTGCTCTTATATCCATGTTATCTGGCGTACTGCCGATTTCAGGTCGTGTTGCTGTTTCGGCTGGTGCCCTAGATACAATTGCCCCAGAGGATCAAAAGAAGCGTAAAAATTATGGAATCATTGACTATCTGTCTACCCATCATTTTTATTTTTGGTCTCCTCTAGAAGCAACCGTTCTTCTTCCAATGGCCGCACTAAATATTAGCTACTGGAGCCTAATTGGAAAGACATGGCCTTTACTTGCTACGGCTATAATTGTAATACTTTTTTATATTTTTAAGGTATTAAAGGAAGATGATATTGAGATTAACATCCCAGATAAACCTTTAAAAAAGAAAGACAAGCAGCCATGGCAAATTGAAGCAGATGCAAAGCGGGATCGAAAGCAGTTAACTGATTACGCTAGAGTCATTTTATTTACAGGTATTGTCATTATTCTAAGCAATATAGTTAAGGCTAATTTTGACACCATTAATATATGGCTAGAGGATGCACATAAAAACAACTTCCTAGTGCTAGTGGCATTTGCTGGATTTTTAGCTAGCTTTGCTCTGGGAAGCAGCAGCAAGTTTGCTGGCTTTGCAGTTCTTTCAGTAGGAGTGTTTGGTATTGAAACCTTGCCTCTGTTCTTTGCTGTAGATTATGCAGGCTATATGTTGTCTCCAGCACACAAGTGTTTAGTCGTTGGCAAGAGCTATTTTAGAACCCCCCTAAAGGATTACTATAAGGCAATTTTTGCCTTGATTATTCCAGTAGTTCTTATGGGAATAACTCTTTACTACGGAGGAATTCTCTAAAAGTTGTTTATACCCCACTGGCCTAAAGAAGGCTGGTGGGGTATAATTAAGAGTGTTATAGGCAAGGCGGGGCACTAAGCAATAAAAACAGTTATGCTATAATTCATACATAGGAGAACAAAATGCCAGATTATTCAAGTTTATCATCACAAGTCGATCTTTTTAAGACAAAGGTAACAGCCCTGTCGAGTTCAACTTTAAATTCTCAGGACCTAGTCTTTCTAGCAAAGGCTTTAGAGTCAATGGGCAACCTCCTAGGTGTAAATGATATTGTTTCTGCTACATCACAGAAGGTAACAGAAATTCAGACAGCTTCTTCAGGAGCCGTTGCAAATGTTAACACAGCAGGATCTACACAGATCGTTGCAGTTAATTCGGCTGGAGCAGCAAACGTTGCTACCATCCAATCTTCAATAGATAACTACACAATTTATACAAACATGGGAGTAATTTAATATGGCAACAGTAAGCTTACCAAGCAGATTTTACGCAGATACACTACCTTCATCAGAAACATCAGTGTACACAACACCAGCAGCACAGATCGATGTCATCACATCTATTACATTTGACAATCTAACAGCTGCTACTAGAACAGTAACAATGAGAATGGCAGGAAAGTTTTTTGTTAAGACACTAGACATCCCACCTCGTGCTGTTATCGTGCTAGATGTTAAGCAAGTTCTTAATACAGCAGAAAATATTCAGCTAACAGCAGATGCAGCGGATTCAGTTTCAGCATTCATCTCTGGCGTAAAAATTACACAAGTATAATATAATTTAAGGGAGAAATACAATGGCAGTTAATTCAACTACAAATCAGGTCTACATCCCTGGATTTGAAACAAACATCTCAGCTGTTGTTCAGCCGATTGCTTATACAACAAGCGCTGCTGTATCAACGTTGCAAAATGCAATTCCAGGACAATTTGCAGGACTAATTGGAAAAGTTGCAAATGCTGCTACATCAAGAAATAACACAGAAGTTTCTCCTTATCCACTGTTTGCAATTTGGACAAACCAGAACAACTCAAGAAAAGCTGGATATTCTGTAATCAATTCTGACTTTCAGGTTGTTGGAACAAGCAGATTAAACAACCGTCAAGGTGGATGGACAGATGTTGATCTGAATGAAATGAATAACTGGTACGAAGACTTTAGAGGTTGGACTTATACAAACGGTAACATCGGTACAGGTGGCAACACAACTTACTCAGGTGGCGGAACTAACATGAATGGCCACGAAGGTAACCACCTATATGCATTCCAAGTTTTTGGTAACTACGGAAACTCTGGATTCAATAGAGCAGATAACTGGGGACAGTTTACAAAGAGATCAGGAACAATTATCGGAGTTCGTGGAGTTCGACCAAGAATGAACCACTACTCATCAGATTCAACTTTTCAAGTAAGATATAGAGGACAAACAAATGGCTACGTTGATCAGGTAAACCTCAACTCAGCAACCTACGCAACTTGGGCTGGACGCACAAACCGTGGAATGTCTTCTTACAATGATAGAACGAAGACGCTTGCGGTTGCAGAATCAACAACAGCAAATGCAATTAGATTACACGTCTGGAAGAATACAAATCCACTTTATGATTTAAACGCTAACAATTACGAATCTGGTGATCTTCACCTATTTTTATCAGAAGCAAAGACTGCAGGACCTTCAGGGACAACAGCAAGTTATGCATTCTATGATTTTACATGGACATCAGCAGGCTCAGGAAATGCAGAAGCAGCTTATGTAATGAGATTGATTATGGGAGACAACGGAACAGTTGGTTTTTCAAGATTCTCTCCAGAAGGAAACGCTCAACAATATGGATGGTTTATTCCATCAAATCCAGGAACCCCAGGGAACTCAGGAATTGGTGCATTTACAGATAGCGGAGCAAACCTAGGAAACACAACTTCTTATGGAATTAACCAGGGAGATTCTTACGGAATTAGAACAAACATTTCATGGGATAATAACTGGGTGATTTCATACGCACCGTATCACTACTATCACAATGGAATCAATTGTCATGCTGTATACACACAGGACCCATCCAAGTACTACTACTGGAGAAATACAGATGGCTCTAATGGTACATCACCAGTTCCTTATGGAGAAAGCTCTTTTGTAATGTGCTACTCAGTACAGGATGGCGACGGCCCTGGACCACATCTATACATGGCAAATCCACAAGCTGCATTTGAAAATGGATATAGAAATGATGGCACAACCGTTGCAAATGGTGGAGACCTTCAGCCATGGAACGTAACATTTAATTATAGCTTCGATACTATGTCTAATACAACACAGTATCCTCACATCACAGTAATGCCACACTGGACAACGGTCTAAGGAGAAAAAATGCCAAATAATACAGAAACAACAACTTTACAGATAATTGTTCCAGGACTTGAAGCCGCAATTTCTTCAATCATTACTCCGATTGCTAATGCAAACAATACTCAAATTGCTGCAACTTCAACTACGATTGCTAACAGCATTGCAGTAATTGGAAATAAGGAAGCTTCCCCAGTTATTTCAAGAAATAACACAGAGGTTTCTCCTTACCCAACATTTGCTATCTGGACAAACCAAAATAACGAACAGGCTGGATTCCATATTGTTAATTCAGATTTTCAAAATATTTCAACCAGCGCAATGCCTGGCTGGTTTGGTGGATATCAATCTCCAAACCTTGATAACATGCCTAACTGGTATGAAGATTTTAGAGGGTATACATATACCAATGGTACTCACGGTACAAGCACCATAACTACACACGCTGGAGGTTCAGTCGTATGGGGATCAGCAGATGGTCATCAGCTATACAGACCAAACCTACACAGCGGATTTTCTGGTAACTGGTTCAATAGAGCTGATCAATATGGAAACTTCTTAAACAGATGCGGAACAGTTATTGGTGTTCTAGGAGTAAGACAGCGTGTAAGCCATTACTCTAACGATTCAGAATTCCAAGTAAGACCAAGAGGCGCACAGTCTGGTTATTTTGACAGAGTAAACCTCAACTCAGCAACCTACGCAACTTGGGCGGGACGCACAAACCGTGGAATGTCTTCTTATAACGATAGAACTAGAATGCTTGCGGTTGTAGAGTCTACAACAGCTAATGCAATCAGACTCCACGTATGGAGAAATACAAGCTACAGCTTAAATGATTTTAGCCACAAGGCAGGAACACTTCATAAGTTCTTGTCAGAGGCAAAAACAGCTGGACCAACAACAGGTAATCAGCTAAGCACAAATAAAAACTATGCATTCTATGATTTTACATGGGCACAGGCGGGTTCAACAAGAAACGAGCCTTCTTACCACATGAAGATTGTAATGGGAGATTCTGGCGTAGTTGGATTTGGAAGATTTAACCATGATGGTTATGCCCAAAGATACGGATACTTTAATCCATCATCTCAAGGTACAGCAGGGAATTCAGGAATCGGACTATTTACAGATACTGAAATTAACCTAGGAAATACAACCTCTTATGGAATCGATCAGAGCGAAAACTGGTATGGACAAAAGCACCAAAACACATGGGATAACCAGTGGGTTGCAATATATTCTCCGTATCACTACTACACAAATGGAATTAACTGCCACGTTGTAAACACACAAGATCCAACAAAGCTTTTCTATTTTAGAAATACTGATGGTTCTCAGGGATGTGCAATCGTTCCTTTCAAGGAAGATAAGTTTATATCAATCTATTCAGCACAGAATGGTGATACAGCAGGGCCTCACCTATATGTGGTGGATCCAGGATCAGCTCTTAAGAATTTAAGAAGAACAGACGGATCGACCCTATCATTCGGTGGAGACCTACAGCCATACAACGTTGTTTCACATTATCAATTTGATACACACTCAAATACTACCCAATACGCACACATAGTAAGTATGCCACATTGGTCAAACCCGTAAGGAAAAGGAGAAAAAAATGAAAATAAAGTTCTGTGGACCACAACATGTACCCGCAATTGACGTAGATGGTGAGCACGAAGTTGTTGAATCACAACTACTTCATAGATTCACCCTCGTTAACGGAGAAGTTGTAGATAAGTATCCAGGAAAGACAGATCGTGAGATCATGACAATTGAGCATGCAGAAGCAGTTGCTTCAGTAACAGCAGCACAAGAAGCATGGGATGAGGATGAATCTGAGACTAAGGGACCAAGACCAGAGTCTTTGCCAGCCCTAAGCCTTCCAGAGGAGGAATAAGAATGACAATTACAAGCGTACCTCAACAGGTGACACCAGGCCTTTGGACATACACATATCTTCAAGCGCCACTTAATGGTCAAGCACGTCCATACCTCAATGTGCCTTCTGCACACCTAGACCTTGGAACAATTGCTGCAAATGGAGTTGCTACATGCAACGTAGCGCTAGCAAATGTATTTAAGATGGTAGCTGGAGGAAACTGCACAGTAGCATTTAGCAATGTTCCAGCAACTGCAGGAGAGCCAAAAGCACAGTTCTGGCAAGTAGAGATTAAGGCTGGTGGTAGCTATGCAATTACATGGCCAGCATCAATCAAGTGGGATGGCGGAGGAGCTTCTAACGTAGCACCACTTCTATCTACAAATACAACCGTTCTTAACTTTATGACAAGAGACGGTGGCACAACAATATTCGGTGCATACGCATTCGCTGATTTAAACGTTTAAGGAGATAATATGTACGCCATAGTAGAAGACAAAAAAGTAGTCGCTGTAGGCGCACTATCTCAGCTTTTTCCAAATGTTTCTATTCCTCAATCAATAGATGAGAAGAAATTTGCAAAAGAAAACGGGTTGCTAGAAGTAGTAACACCAGAGTTTGATGATTTTCAAGAGAAGGTAGTGCCTTGCGAGCCAATTATTAAGGATGGCAAGGTATATGCACTAGAAGTACAGAAGATGTCAGATGAAGAAAAAACAGAAAATGTAAATGCACATATTGGCTTTGAGCTAATGTCTACAGCATGGGTTGAGAATGACCCAGATATGGACAAGAAGTCTCTTGCTGAATGGAAAGAGTATAGAAAGAAGATTTCTTCTTTAAAGAATAGCAAAGATGTATCCGAAATTACATGGCCTAAGAGACCATTAGTAGAGCTAGAAAAAATAATGGAGGAAGATCCAATTGCTTAGTAATAATATTATTTTTAGAAGAAATAGATTCACACAGACTGGCCTACAGTTGTGGCTAGATGCAGCTCTTCCATCAACAATTACAAGAGATGGACTTGGCAAGGTGTCACAGTGGAACGATAAGTCTGGTCTTGCTAGACATTTGGTTCAGGGAACAGCAGCAGCACAACCTACATTTCAGGCAACAGGTATTGCAGGATTACCTGCTGTTAACTTTGATGGAGTAGATGACTTTCTTCCATTTTCAGATCAGACTCTTTCATGGATAGCATCATCTTCATTTACAGTAATCTATGTAGCCTCAAAGCCAGCAAACTCAAACACATACATTATAGGCGGAACAAATTCAGGCACAAGAAATAACTTTATTGCTGGGTATGTATCTTCAAATACATTTAAGTTTGGTTTTGGTAATGATGATCAGAATGCTATCGTTCCAGTAGGAACAGTCGGAACACCAGAAGTTTACACGCTTGTTTACAGCAATGCTGATAACTCACGTAGAGTTAGAAGAAATGGAACTGACGTTGCAGTTGGTGCATCTTCAGGCGGGCTTACAAGTATGACAGGTCAAGTAATAGGAAGATACTCCGCAACATTTGGAGCATTCAAGCTTGGCGAATTATTAATTTATAACAGAGCGCTCACAGTAGGCGAATATATCTCAATTGAAAGAGATCTTATTTCTAAATGGGCAATTAGCTAGGAGATAAAATGGCATATAATCCATCAAGATTTATTGGGCCAGTTCTTCTAAGCACAACAAACTCAAATCTAAAAACATTTACTAACAAGGCTATTGTTAAAAGTATATTTACAGCCAATACATATAATGGCCCAATTGCATTTAGCCTATATCTAGTACCAAATGGTCAAACTCCAGGTCTATCAAATAGAATTTTTGGAGACGTCCTTCTTGGTGAAAATACAACTAAGTCTACAGAAACTACATTGATTGTTAATGCAGGAGAGTCTATCTGGGCTTCCGCAAACGTAACCAATGGAGTAAGCATAATGGTTTCTGGAGTGGAAATAGTTTAAACCCTAAGCAATGAAAGGCTCAAATAGTAGGCCTTTAAAAGGCTTATAACCCTGAGAATGGTATAATTTAAAAATGCCAGGAAATACAACGCCTAAAACATTTAGATATCCGACACTAGACATGTCGCCAGATGTCCCTAGAGACCTTGGCTATTTAGCAACAGACATAGATAATTATTTAACAAACAACCCTGGACCAACAGGTGCAACAGGGCCAGCAGGGCCAACAGGTGCAACAGGCGCAACAGGCCCAACAGGACCACAAGGGCCAGCAGGGCCAACAGGTCCTCAAGGTGCAACAGGAGCAGCTAGCACAGTAGCAGGCCCAACAGGCCCAACAGGTGCAACAGGTCCAACAGGACCACAAGGATTAAAGGGCGACAAGGGCGATACAGGAGAAACTGGACCAGCAGGCCCACAGGGAGTACAGGGCTCACAGGGCGTTAAGGGTGATACGGGAACTGCGCTTACTATACTTGGAAATTATGCAACACCATCTGCATTTACTGCAGCAAACCTAATCGGAGATCCTGGAGATGCTTGGCTAATACTTTCAACTGGAGTCCTTATGGTTTGGGATACAGTTACTAGCTCTTGGTTTGATGCAGGTGATTTACAAGGCCCAGCGGGCCCAACAGGTGCGACGGGTGCACAAGGACCTCAAGGCATACAGGGTGTGCAAGGATCTACAGGTCCAACAGGACCACAAGGGCCACAGGGTCCACAAGGTAACACTGGTCCTCAAGGTTTAACAGGGCCAACAGGTGCAACTGGGCCACAGGGTCCACAAGGAGATACAGGAGCTACAGGTCCAGAAGGAACCAGGGCAACATTTTCTATTACATCTGCAACACCACCTGCAAATCCAGTAAATGGGCAAGCATGGTTTAATTCTGATAATGGCAAAAGCTATATGTACTATGATTCGTACTGGGTAGAAGTTGGATCATCTTTATCTGGACCCCAAGGCCCAACAGGAGCTACAGGTGCAACAGGGCCGCAGGGCCCACAAGGTGTTTCAATAAATCTTAAAGCTTCTTCTTTAACTGTAGCTGCTTTACCTTCATCAGGAAATGTTGTTAACGATGCAAGAATTGTAGAAGCAGACGGCGACCTATATGTTTGGGATGGCTCATCTTGGACATCAGCAGGCCAGATCGTTGGCCCGCAAGGCCCACAAGGACCACAGGGTCCACAAGGTGAGGCGGGATCCAAAGCAACATTCTCTGTAGTAGCATCAACACCACCTGCAAATCCTATAGAAGGCCAAGCTTGGTATAACTCAACAGATGGTCTCACATATATTTACTACGATTCTTCATGGATTGAATTTGGAAATTCTCAAGCAGGTCCACAGGGAGAAACTGGTCCACAAGGTCCAGCAGGTAATTCTCCAAGCGAAACTAACTGGACAAAAATTGCAACAGCAAGTCCAACAAGTGGCACATCGTATACATTTTCTAACCTATCTGGATACAACACATTCATGCTAGATATTAAGTTAGGATATAAAACACCAAACGATGGAGCAGTTTATTTTAACATTAATGGCGATACAACAAATGTTTATTCTAATTCATATATATTATTATATCCAACAGGTAGCTTTAGCTATCAAGGCTCAGGAACTGGAGGAAGTGGTGGATATTCTCTAGGTGGACAAGCTGGAAATTATGGCGGACAGCATATGATTAAGATATTTGGTGGACTAGGTACTGGATCTAAAACCTGGGTTTGTTCAGGATTAGGCGGAGCTTTTGGAAGTCTTGATGCCCTTTCTAATACCACTGGCATATACACAGGAACCACGGGAGCAATAACAAGTTTAACTATATCTCTTCCAACAGGTGGATTTGCAAGTTCTGGAAATACAATTAATTTATATGGGAGTGCCTCATGAGTGATATTACAGAGTTAGATGTTCTTACTGGACAAGAAATTTCCAGAAAATACACTAAATCAGAAAAAGATGCTTTGTCTTCTATGAAAATTGATGGACAAGAAGAGATAAATGCTATTGTAGATAAAGAAAATCAAAATAAAATTTTAAAAGAAGAAGCATTAGGAATACTACAGGAGCTTGGCTTAACCGAAGCACAAGCTAGAGCATTGGCAGGGTTATAATGGCAGCTATAGATTTTCCAAATTCACCGACATTAAATCAAGTATTTACTGTAGGTTCAAACTCATGGACATGGAATGGTTCTACATGGAATGTTGTTAGAACAGGCGTAACTGGTCCCACAGGTCCACAAGGTCCACAAGGCATACAAGGTCTTACTGGACCAGCAGGCCCAACAGGTGCGACGGGTCCAGCAGGTCCCACAGGCGCAACTGGCCCACAAGGCATACAGGGTCTAACAGGTGCAACGGGTGCAACAGGCCCAACAGGTCCAGGAGGCTACGTTCCGACTGGATGGACACTAATAACAAATCAATTTGTCCAAAGCCTGACAGCCACATCTGTAACGTTTACTGGCCTTTCTACATATAATAGAATTAGAATTTCATGGGCTAGGCAAGATAACACAACTGGATCAACTAACGCTTTAACATTTAGCATAAATGGCGGTGGCGCAGCAAATGAAAAATTTATTTACAATGGCTCTACATGGTACGGATACGTATACGGTTCAACATTGACACAGGGCGGAACTTCTTCAGGTGGAGTATTTGATTTATACCGAGCCGATGCCTCAACAACAGCAGGTTCTTTTGCGGGAATACTTGAGATACAAAGAGGGCCAGCCAACGGACATCTTGAAATTTTTGATAACCTGTCTACAGTCAATTCAAAAAGATATAAAGTTACATCAATAGGCAGAGACTTTTCAAGCACAGACTATAAGACTCCAAGAATGTCAATTATAGAAGGAATATGGGATAGCACATCAACAATTAACTCACTGACAATGAGCCTCTGGCTTGGCTCTGGTAATTTTGGTGCAGCTGATTCAGGAATACCAGAACTTGGAATTATAGGTGGAACAAGATTTGCAGTTTGGGGGAGTACATCATGAGTGATATTATTGAGATTAATGTAAATACAGGTGAAACTGTAGAAAGAGAATACACTCAAGAAGAAATAGATTACAAAGCTTATTTAGAAAGTCAGATCAATCTTCCTGAGCCTACAGAACCAGAAATTGATCCAAACATTCAGTCAGCTTTAAATAAATTAAAAGTTTTGGGGTTAACCGAAGATGAAGCAAGAGCAATAGCAGGAATAGGGGCATAATAATGGCAATAGATTTTCCAAATAGTCCATCAGTAAATCAATCGTTTACTGCTGGTGGAAGCACATGGATTTGGGATGGTATTGCCTGGACTCTACAAAGAATTTCAACAGGTGCTCAAGGTCCTCAAGGAGAAACAGGCCCACAAGGCCCACAGGGCCCAGCAGGACCACAAGGAACATCTATTAATGTTAAAGCTTCGGTAGCAAATGTAGCAGGGCTACCGTCGACTGGTAATAGTGCAAACGATGCAAGAATTGTAGAATCAGATGGAGACCTGTATGTTTGGGGTGGCACATCCTGGACATCTGCAGGACAGATCGTTGGACCACAAGGCCCACAGGGCCCAGCAGGACCACAGGGTCCAGAGGGTGCAGCTAGCACAGTAGCAGGGCCACAGGGCCCAGCGGGCGCAACTGGGGCAACTGGCCCAGCAGGCACTGCTGCAACGATATCAGTTTTATCTACAACCACGTTGGCAGCAGGATCAGCAGCATCTGTTACAAACAGTGGAACATCTTCAGCAGCAATTTTAAGTTTTGCAATACCACAAGGACCAACAGGCGCAACAGGCCCACAAGGTCCACAGGGAATACAAGGGCCAACAGGTGCAACAGGTCCAACTGGTGCAGCCAGCACAGTAGCAGGTCCACAGGGCCCAGCAGGGCCAACAGGGCCAACAGGTGCAACGGGTCCAGCAGGTGCAGCTAGCACTGTGGCAGGACCAACAGGCCCAACAGGGCCAGCAGGGCCAACAGGTCCTCAAGGTCCAGCGGGAACAAATGGAACTAACGGAACAACACCAAGCCTTGATTATCAAACATTTGCTAGTCCTACGTTTTCTGGAATTACAAGCCTATCTGGCACTTCGACTGGTGGAACAAATAGCTGGTATCCATATACAGATAATGGCTATAATCTAGGTCAAGCTTCTTATAAATGGAATAATATATATGGAAGATCTTCAGCAATTAATACTTCTGATATTAGAGAAAAAACAGATATATTACCATCGGATCTAGGTTTAGATTTTATAAATGATTTAAGCCCAGTTTCTTATAAGTTTATCGTTGGTCAAAATGTAGAAATAAAAGACGAAGATGGAAACTTGGTTTTAAATGAAAACGGAGAGCCAACATACACACAGACCCCACTATGGATTAGTATCCCAGCAAGTGAAAGAAGCTCTTAATGGAAATACAACAAGAGATTTTGCTGGTTGGGTTTTAGCTGATCCAAGTGATTCAAACTCTGCACAAATGTTAAGATATGAAGAATTTATAGCACCACTAATTAAAGCTGTACAAGAGCTATCTGCAAAAGTAGCGCTATTAGAGCAAAATAATCAGGTATAAAAATGTCATATAAGAATAGAATCTTAAATGACTTTCCAAACTCCTTTTATCTATTAGATGAAGTTCAGTCTGGCTCAATTGATACATATACACAGCTTTTATCTCAGTATCCAACCTATCAAGCTTTAAAAGATAGCGGAGCTAATTACGGACAAATAAGTGGAATAGAAGTTTTTGATTACTCTGGAAGTCTGAATAATGGCACTGCAAGTTCTGCATCTAGCAAACAAATTCTGCCTTTAGTAACTGGATCTGTAAGAGGAACTGAAGTTTTAAGCGGAACACAGATTAGCTATAATCCTAAAGGTATTGCAACAAAGTACTATAAGGATAACTCCTTTTCAATAGAAGCTTGGTGTGCCCTTCCAGGATATAACACCACCGCCACAATTGTAGGAGATACAAATATCAATACAGGTATATTTTATGAAAATGGTAATATTGTATTTAAGGTGGGATCTAATAAAGTTCAGGCAACGGTATCTAATTCTGAGGTAGTCTATATAGTAGGAATATTTCAAAGCAATCTTTTATCTTTATACATAAATGGAAGACTTGCAGATGCAATCGAAATAGATTCATACAAGTTCTCAAATGAAGTAGTAGAATTTAAAACTGGCCCATCAACTGGAAGACTTGTAATAGACTGTGTTGCATTCTATAGATACGCACTGTCTGGGGTACAGGTAATAAATCATTATACTGAAGGAACTCAAGAGGTAAATGTTTCTCAAATAGTGTCTGCAGATAACGGATATCTATTTAGCATGAATACAGAATCTCTCAGACCTAAGTTTATATATTCATACCCAACTTCAAAGCCGTGGTCAGAAGTAGCACTAGGCGGAATTTCTATATCGGATGATAATTCTTATATCTATATACCAAAAACTTCAGAGGCAGCAGCAGCGTCATTTACATTTACAGACTATTTTATTGTACCAAATTATTTAGGAATCGATACTTCTCAGATACACTGGACTAATGACGTAAAGGGAATTCTTGTAGAAGCAAGCATTGACGAGATTACTTGGCAAACATGTACAAATGGAAGTCCCCTTCCATATATAAATAAAAATGATAATCAATTTTCAGATGTAGTTTATTTAAGAATAACTATATCCTCTTCAGACACAAGTAAATACCTTCCAATCTTAAGATCATTAGAGGTAGCTTTTTATACAGGCAAAGAGTTCTATAGCGATAACTCAGGATACTATGTGTCTTCAGAATATGACTATTCCCTTCCTAAAATAAATAGCAAAACACTGTCATATAATAAAAATAATGGGCTGACCATGTACAAAGGACACGGGTTTTCTTTAAATTCCTTACCAGCAGTATCCTGCCTAGAGCTTATATTTACCCCACAATATAATCAGAATGTCTTATTTTCAGGGTCATCCAAGAAGTACGAGTGGGACAATGCGGGGGCAATAACAAAGACAGGAATATCCTCAATTTATGTAAATGGTATAGATAGAACATCTGCCACCAATATATGGAACTTTTTGGTTGTAGACACACCACACCATATTGTAATAAACTTTACATCACCAGATACTTCTATTAAGCTAAACCAAAACCAGAATGACTCTAAGTCTGGCTTAGGCCATATGTATAATAATGTAGCTGTATATGAGAGCAGTCTTACAGTAAATACTATACTAAACCACTACCTGCTATATACTGGAAATACTGTTAATCAGATCGACGACACATCCTTTTCCTTAATAGAGTCATCTTTTGGTGACGATTCAACCCCATTCTTTATAACTGTGGTAGAGCCAGAGGCAGTTAGCCTTTAATTTTGTACATCCAGTGTACAAACTCTGGACTTTAACATGAAATAATGGTATGATTTATGTCTATGGATATTAATAAGATCAACAGCAAAGTTCTTGAAGAAGAGTCTATTCTAGGCATATATGTCTGGGAGATGCCAGATGGCCGATGGATTGGGGATGACGATGGTAATTTTCTTTCGATCACATCCAAAAAAGGAAATAAGTCCAACATCGATGCTCTGGCTAGAGAAGTTCGCTCATTTGGTATTTATGAGGGCGGGCCTAAGTTTCTTTCAGCAAGACGAAAGATTGATGACGAAGAGTTTGAATATCAAAAGCAAAGGCTCAACTGGGGGCTAGTTCCAGACCCTTATGACATTGGTAACTATAAAGACGAAATGAAGAAACTAGGTGGTTTAAAATGACAGTAGAATTCCTTAATGAGGATAACTCAGAAAACATTGTTGACATATCAAATACAGCAGACTGGTTTTCTTTTAAGAAAGATGAAAAAAGTAATGATCCTTTTGCAGTTAGCCTTGAAGAATTAAAGAAGGTAAGAGGGCTGGGCTCCGCATTTAAGCGTAGAGTCAATAGAGAATTTTCAAAGTCATTTACAGGCATAGAGCAAACAGGAACACAGCAGAACTTACTTGCACAAGCAATTAGCGGATATGCTATGTTTGATCTTATTGAGCCACCATATAACCAAGAGTATCTTTCAAAGGTTTATGAGATTTCAACTTATAACTACGCAGCAATTAATGCAAAGGTTGCAAACATAGTTGGACTAGGATATGACTTTATTGAAACAAAGAAAACAAATGATGCCTTTGATTCAATTACAGACGAAAAGCAATTAGAGCGAGCACGTAGAAAGCTAAATAAATTACGTCAGGATCTTCATGCTTGGCTAGATACCACTAATGCCGAAGATACATTTACACAGACTTTGATTAAAGTATATACCGACCTAGAAGCAACAGGAAATGGATATATAGAAGTAGGCAGAACAACAGGCGGTAACATCGGATATATTGGGCACATCCCAGCAAAGACTATGCGTGTTCGCCGCTTGCGTGATGGGTTTATTCAATTGCTTTATGGTAAGGCAGTATTCTTTAATAACTTCGGTGATACCGAAACAGAGAATCCAATTGCAGGACAAGAAGATCGTCCAAATGAAATTATTCATTTAAAGAAGTACACGCCTATGAATAACTACTACGGCATACCAGACATTATTGCCGCACAGGTGGCTCTGGCTGGTAACGAGCTTTCTGGAAGATATAACCTTGACTACTTTGAAAACAAAGCGGTCCCAAGATATATTATTACAGTTAAAGGCGCAAAGCTTTCTCCAGAGTCTGAAAGAAAACTTCTTGAGTTTTTCCAGGTTGGACTAAAGGGTAAAAATCACAGATCTCTATATGTTCCACTTCCAGCAGATAGCCCAGACTCAAAGGTTGAATTTAAGATGGAGCCAATTGAGGCAGGCAGCCAAGAAGGCTCATTTGAGAAATATCGTAAATCAAACAGAGACGAGATATTACTGGCTCACCGTGTCCCAATTAATAAGATTGGAACTCCAGAAGGAGTTAATTTAGCAGTCGCCCGTGATGCAGATAAGACATTTAAAGAGCAGGTCTGCCGACCAGCTCAGATGATTCTTGAGAAAAAAATTAATGCAATATTTGACGAAAAAACAGACGCTTTGACTTTAAAGTTTAATGAATTGACTTTAACAGATGAAGATACTCAGTCTAAAATTGATGAGAGATATTTGCGTATGCAGGTAATTACCCCAAATGAAGTTAGAATTAGAAAGGGTATGATTCCAATTGATGGCGGAGATGAAGTCGTAGATTTAAAGGGTCAAGATGCTGCAGAGCAAGTAGCCCAAGCTGGAAATACAAGACAAAGATCTCAAGACCGTCAGGCCACCGCCCCAGATAATTCAGGGGAAGGCCGAAATGCCAAGGGCGACGGAAGACAGGTTGACTAAGTCCACTCAACTGTTATTTGCTTTATAGTCTATAAGCCTATAAAATTAAGCATATGAATATTGATAAGTCTTTATGGACCAGTAATGGAAACGTCATTAATTTGTCGGTCCCATTTACTAAGGTTAACCGTGAAAAAAGAACCGTATCTGGCTTTGCAACTCTCGACAATGTTGATCAAACAGGAGATGTCGTAACAGCAGAATCAAGTCTTAAGGCATTCGAAAGTTTCCGTGGAAACATTCGTGAGATGCACGGATCAAATGCCGTTGGTAAGATGGTTTCATTTAGACCAGAAAGTTTTTATGATCCAAAGTCAAAAGAATTTTATAATGGTGTGTATGTAGATGCATACATTTCAAAGGGCGCACAAGATACCTGGGAAAAAGTTTTAGACGGAACACTATCTGGATTTTCAATCGGCGGAAAGATTCTTGAATCAGACAATGAAGTTAATAAGTCAAATGGTAAGACTGTAAGATTTATTAAGAACTACGAACTAATTGAGCTTTCTATTGTAGATTCACCAGCAAATGAATTGTGCAACATTCTTTCTATTCAGAAGGTAAACGGACAAATTATTGCAAAGGGAATTGCAGTAGGTGTAGTAACCGAAAATATTTTTTACTGTGAAGACAGTGATTCTGTTTTTATCTCAACAGAAAAGACATATGACTCGCCAGTCTCTGGCAAGCCAGCAGCACTAATTGGCTGGGTAGAAAGTTCAGATGTTAATAAAGCAAAAGAGATTGATAAGATTCTTGATGCATATAAGCATTCAAGATTTACGTTGCCTGAAACACAAACAATTGCAAAACAGGCAAACGCAGAAGGAGGTAATGAAATGTCAGATAATACAGAAAACGTAGTTGTCGAAGACGCAGCAGTAGAAGCACCAGCTGAAACTGAAGCAACAGAAGCAGCCGTTGAAGAGACAGCAGTAGTTGCAGAAGATGCAGCTCCAGCTGAAGCTCCTGCAGAAGATGCAGCAGTAGCAGAAGACGTTCCTGCCGAGACTCTGGAAAAAGCAGCCGAAGTATCAGAAGATAAGGTTGATGAACCTGATTTTGCGAAGATGTTAGGCGATCTAAAAGGCTTTTTCTCAGAAACTCTAAACAAGGCATCTGAAGCAAATGCAGCACAAGTAACAACAATCCAAGAGACTGTTGAAGCTTTCAGCAAGAGCGTAGATGCTAGAATTTCAGAGTTGGCAGAACAACACACAGCACTTTCAAGCGCTGTAAATAACATCAAGAGCACGATTGATGGTGTACAAAAGCGTGTCGACGCAGTAGAATCAGAGACTGCAATCAAGAAGTCTTCCGATCTTGGCCGATCAGAAGAAGTAACAATCAAAAAATCTAAATGGAACGGTTCTTTCCTCGGTTCCGTAAACGAAATATTTAACTAAGGTAGGTATAAACTATGAGCAATGAAACATTAGAAAAGGCCGTAGCAGCTGGTACTCAGGTATCAACTGGATTCGGTTCAACAACTGGTGGAGCGGGAGTACACACAGCGTCTGAAAATGGCAATGGTGGTCTTCTTAACCCAGAACAATCAGCTCGCTTCCTTGACTATATGTTCGACGCAACCGTAATCGGTAAGGTCGCACGTACAGTTCGTATGAAGTCAGACACAGCCGAGATTGACCGTATGTCCGTAGGTGAGAAGCTTATGAAGCTTGCAACTGAGGCAGACAATACTGGTGTTAATTCAGCAGTAACTTTCTCAAAGATCTCTTTAACAACAAAGAAGCTTCGCATGGACTGGGAGCTTTCAACAGAGTCTCTAGAAGATAACATTGAAGGTGCAGATCTCGAAGATCACATTGCACGTTTGATGGCGACACAAGCAGGAAATGACATCGAAGATGTTATTCTTAACGGTGACACATCACTTTCTTCAGACGCACTTTACAAGTCATTTGATGGCGTTGTAAAGAAGGCAAAGGCATCAGGTCGTGTCGTAGACGCAGCTGGAGCCGCAGTATCACGTGAAGTATTCAACAAGGCGCTTAAGGCTATGCCACGTAAGTACAAGCAACGTCGTGGAGACCTTCGCTTCCTTGCTGGATCAAACTTGATTCAGGATTTCCTATATGCTAACAGCATTGGAACAAACCAGACAATCCCACAAGATATCGCTTCAAGCGTAATCCGTGGAGGAGTCGCACCACTAGGTGGCCCAGCAGGCTACGTGGCACCATTCGCATTTGGTATCCCAATTGTTGAAGTTCCACTACTTAATGAGACACAGACTGGTACATACGCAACACCAACAGGATCACACGGCGACATCCACTTGTCATTCCCAAATAACGTAGTTATTGGTATCAAGCGTGACGTAACTGTTTACCGATTCTTCTGGCCACGTAAGGACTCAATCGAGTACACAATGTATACTCGTGTTGGCGTTCAGATCGAGCAGGCAGACGCTTGGGTAGTTGTAAAGAACGTTAAGGTTGCTTCTTAATTAATTTAAGATAAAACCCTCGAAAGGCCCCCAATTAATTTTGGGGGCTTTTCATTTTAATTTATCAATGCTATAATTGAATAACCTAACAAAGGAGATAATATGTCATTTGAGACATTGAAGGTAGCAGAACTCAGAAAAATTGCAGAGGACTTTGCAGTTGATACTGATGGTATTAAGAGTAAGGCAGATATCGTTGCCGCCCTTGCAGAAGAGGGAGTAACTTGGTCTGTTTATCAAAAGACTATTCAAGACATTGAAAAGGCAACAGATGAATTTAGCGAAGAGGCAGAAGAGATTATTCCTAGATTTAATCCAGATGCTCAGCCAGAAAACACTGTGCTAGTTAGAATGACTAGAGATAACTTCAGATACGATATCATCGGATTTACATTTACAAAAGAGCACCCTTTTATTGCAATGACAGAAGAAGACGCTCAAGAAATTTTTGATAAGGAGGAGGGCTTTAGATTAGCAACTCCAAAGGAAGTTCAGGAGTATTACAACTAATCTAAGCCTATAATATGGCAGAGATATACGTTAATAGCAATTCACCAATTAGAACAAAGATCTATTGGGAGGGTGAGCTAACAACGCCTTCTGGTGGTGTGACAGCAAAAGTGTATGACATTACACAAAATCCTGTCAACACCATTCCTTCTACAAACTTATTGATTACTTTAACAGCCACACCTGTTGAAACAGATGCGGGCACATATCAGGTTGTGCTTCCATTTTCTTATTCAGCATACCCAAGAAAGCTAAAGCTTGTCTGGGAGTATGTTATAACTGGATCAGTATCTGGAACACACACAACTTATGTGAATGTAGTAACACCTTACATCTCAATTAATGAACAAATAGATGAATTGAATTTTGGGTCGGATCCTAGTGATCCTAACTACAAGACATATACTGACCTACAGATGGCTGAAAGATATGCAAGAAAGATAGTTGAAGACTACACTCAACAAGAATTTTATCTATACCCAGATACCAAAGTTGTTTATGGAGACGAGTCAGATACACTTCCACTGTCTTCTAAATTAAATAAGATATATAAGATATACTCTAACGACATATTGCTAGTGGATAATATTTCTACTCCAAAAGTAAATAACTGGCTATACGAACCAATTGTTTCAGAAACAGGATTTGGCGTAAGAGTGAATAGAACAAATCTGCTAGACAACTCGGTATACGTTGCAAATGGCATGGTGCCTCCAACTATTACTGATACCTTTAACGGGGTATTTTCTAAGAATGTTCAGTATAAGATTGTTGGAGAATTTGGATGGGATCTAGTTCCAAACCAAGTTCAGCTTGCTACAATTGAGTTAATGAAGGATTACTTCTCAAAGGACAAGGTCTGGAGAAACAAGTATATTAAGTCAATTAAGACTTTTGACTGGAGCTTTGAATATAACAGCTCAGCATCAACAGGAACAGGTAATCTCTATGCAGATCAATTGCTTGCCCCACATGTTATATCTCAGATGGTTCTTATATAATGTATGATCTTGTCGACTCAGTTCTTCCAATGCTTATAGATGTCTATAGGCAATTTGAAACACAGGACCCAGCGACTGGATCTTTAAAAAAAGAATGGCAGTTTAATAGAACCATTCCTTGTAGCGCAAAGGGAACAATCAGCAACTCAACAGCAAGTCGATCTGGAGATAAGCAAAGCTTTTCTAATAAGTATGTCAATGAGCAGATGATTCAAATAAGAACTACAACAAAATTAATCTTCAGCGAAAAGATTACAAATATTAGAAATCTAGACGGAACTATAATTTGGGAAGAAATTAACTTCCCAAGCAACACGCCAACAGTTTTTGAAGTAATGGGAGTTACTCCAATTACAGAGCCGATGGGCGGAATTATTGGTTACAATACAACCGTCAAAAGATCGGAGAACCAGGTAATTGGACAGTAGCGTAGCCTTATTACAGACTGCCAGCGGTCTAGAAAGATTAATGGCTGGGTCTGCTCCAGGTGTAATAAAAGATAGTACAGTGGCTCAGATATCAGCATTTCTGTATTATGAGGCTGCAGTTTTATCTAAGCTAACAGCAAATGCTGAATTTAAAAATTTATTTAAAACAACAATATTTAATCAAATAGAAAAAGATTTTGGCCAGTATGTAGATGCTCAAGCAAGAACAAAGCCAAGAAGTTTGCATCACGTCTATGAATGGAATAAGACTGGCAACCCTTCCTTT